AGCAATTCTATGTTTGGCATAATATTCCTCCTAAGTGTATGTCATTAAAAATTCTCAGTCTATTTATAACATCAGACCCACGTGTCAGTCAAGGTGTTTTCTCAAAGTGTTGATTTTTAAGAGCAAAATTAATACATTTTTCTATAATTATAGTGTTTATGGGGACTTGCAGAGTTGATATTTTAAGTTTACCCTGTTTTTTACCCCGATGAGGGAAAATTGAATAGAAGATTTAAGATATAAAAGCACTCAATGCCTATGGCTTGATGCCTCTTAAGTAGACGAGGGAAACAACCAGAGCTACTTAAGGGGAATCAGGAGAGGTATTGGGTGCTTTTTATTATTCATCATAAGGATTATTTTCGTAATAACATTTTTGTATTAAATCATCAATTAGTTTACCAAAGTCACCTTGAATTCTAAAAAGCGAAGCATCATAAGAATCATGACAATCTGACATGTGTCGACGATATTGATCATATAGAAGGTCTTCTGAATCTTTTAATTCTATTTCCTTTTTTATATCATGTTTCTGTTTAATAATTTTAGAAAGAGGTGAATTTTCTGTCCATTTTAAATTGTCAAATTTACTATAGCATCTATTGATATCTTTGATAAGAAAAATGGAAAATGCTGGATTCTGTATAAGTTTATCGAGTATTGCAATCATTTCTTTTCCATCTTGTGGTGTTTTTAAAATTTCCTGCATTTTTTTTTGTGAATCTTCGGAGAGACCAGTCTCATGATAAATGAATTGAGCATTTTTATTTGAGCATTCTTCTAGACCGAGTAAATAATCCGAACTGCATTGTAGGGTTTTACATAATGTACATAAAGTGTAATAATTCAATTCAGTTTTGCCTGATTCCCAATTATAAACAGTTTTTTCTTTGCTAGAATCACTGAGAAATTCAGAGGTTTCGTTTTTATACACGGAATTATACAAATCAGGTCTACTCAAATTCATTTCATGGCGCAATTTTTGAATACGCCCACCAACAGTATTTAATGGAAAGAATTTTTCTTTTTTGCTCATATATTTCTCCTTATAAGAAAATAAAAGAAGTATTTTTTCTTATATACTATCAGATATAATTAGACTTGTAAATAGCAAACAGTTAATAAGACGAAGTGAATACGAGGTGAAAGCATGATAAAAACAAACGAACACAATGTATCATTTAATGATTTAACAGTCGATACCGCAGGGCTTCAGGCATTAACGCACGCAGGTATTAAAACAGCAACAGAAATTGGAGTGGCAGCAGGAGCAAAGATTTATGTAGGAAGACGCGTTTTATGGAATGTAGCAAAGATCAGAAAATATCTGGATGAGATTTCTGAGTAAGGCGGTGATTCTATGAGTGTATATGAAAATCTACTACCGGGAAGAGAAAATGCATTGTCTCCAGAGTACCTGGTTGTAAAATGTCATTTATCCAGTGTTCGGCTGCTTCAGAAGGAGATTGAGAGGGAGCGCAGATCTGGAAAGGTGATTCTATCGAGCACAGTTACGCCAGGAGGTTACTATTTACCAGCGGAGGGAGATATTGCAGAAGTAAGGCGGTTTATCCGAACACTGGAGAACCGGGGCAGTAAGACGCTTTCTATCCTGGAGAGTGCGAAAGAATTATTGAAGGAATTGGAAGGTGATAATATTTGACCTATGAGGAAGTCTTATCACATTTTCAAGTGAAAAAATACGGCAATGGAAAGGCACAGGCACTTTGTCCGGCACATCCTGATAAAGAAGCCAGCTTGACGATCACACAGGGGAATGACGGTAAGACTTTATTAAAATGTCATGCGGGCTGCAGCTCTGAAAGTGTTGTGCTGGCAGCAGGATTAAAGATGGCAGATCTATTTAGCGAAAACAGGCTATCAGAAGAACGTCGGCGAATGTATATAGAGAGCCGAGAAAAAAGAAAAATTGAAGCCGTATACAATTATGTATCAACTAACGGTGAATATGCTTACACAAAAATACGCCTTGAAGGCAAGAAAATGCTTTTCGGAATGCTTAATGATGAACGGTTTGAATATGGCTTAAAAGGAAGGAGCAAAAAGGAATTCAATGCAATATTTGGAAGTATTCCACGAATAAAAGAAGCCATTGAAAGAAATGAACCGATTTTTATACCTGAGGGTGAAAAGGACGTTAATACACTGATAAAGAAAGGCTATGCTGCTTTTTCATGTGGCGGAGCTAATGATTGGAATAAGAATGTATCAGAACTTTGTAATGGTGCTGAAGTTATTATTCTGGCTGATAATGATGATCCAGGAAAGAAACTGGCTGCTACTATTGAAAAAGATTTAAAAGGAATTTCTAAGAGTGTAAAAATAATTGTTCCAATGCCCGATACACCAAAAGCAGATATAACCGATTACTTTGAAGCAGGACATACTGTTGAAGAGTTTGAAAATTTAATAAGAACTGGTGATGATACAAAGTATATTTGTACAGATGTTCAGCAAAATCAAAAGCAAGGTATAGGCAGAAAACAAGCTGTAACACAAGAAAACAAGGCTGATATAACTGGAGGTCCGGCATTAGTCTTTAAATTCCTTGACTGCAACTATGATGAAGATGGAAATGTAAAAAGCGTAAAGCAGCTTGTACATAATTTTGAAGTCGTTATGGATAAAGACAGTCGTTTCGCCGGGAAAATCCGTCTTAATGAGTTTGCACAGCAACCTTACTTATATGGTAGTGTACCATGGGAAAATGAGAATAATTGCAGAGCATGGAGCAGTCATGATGATTCAGCCCTATTTTCGCTGATACAGGCTGATTATGGGCTTAAAAGTCGGCAAGACTTCGCAGATGCGCTGAAAAATGTTTCTATGCGCAATAAATTCCATCCAGTAAGAGAATTACTGGATTCCCTTACATGGGATGGAAAAGAGCATATAAGAAGCCTGCTGCCGGAATATCTTGGAGCAGAGGATTCTGATTATACATATCAGGTTATGCGCCTTTGGATGTTGGGTGCTGTTTCAAGAGTGTATAAACCTGGAAGCAAATTTGATTATACGATTATTCTACAGGGTTCACAGGGCATTGGCAAGAGCACATTTCTGAAATTGATGGCTTTGGACGATTCATGGTTCAATGATTCATTGGACAGCTTGGATTCAGATAAAGCGGTGCAGTCACTTACCGGATCATGGATCATTGAGCTTGCAGAACTTAAATCCTTGGCAAGGACGGCGGGCGGTGTGGAGAGTGTAAAGCGATTCCTGACAGCCACACAGGACAAATATAGGATTCCTTATGAAAGGCGAGCAGACACGTTTTATAGACAGTGTGTATTTGCTGGAACCACTAATAAAGATGATTTCTTGCAGGATGAGACAGGAAACAGGCGTTTTCTTATTATTCACACAGGCGTTACAAAACCATCTAAGAGTCTTTTTATACCAGAAGCTATGGACGATATAAAACAGGCATGGGCGGAAGCAGTGCATATTTGGAAAAACGAAGATCCACAGTTGATACTTCCGGAAGCTTGTATACAACAGGCCAAAGAGCTTCAAGAGGCAAATATGGCGGATGATGGCAAACGTGGAATTATTCTGGACTACTTGGAAGGAAAAACTCAGGTGTGTGCTAGAGAAATATGGTTCGAAGCATTGGAAGAAAGCATTTCGCCAAAAAGTTATCAGACATCGGAAATAAACAGTATTATTGCAAAGGTATCAGGATGGCAAAGAATGAAAACTCCACGCAAATTTCCTAAGTATGGAAGTCAGAGAGGGTTTCAGAAGATGTTACTACAAACTGAACCGAAAAAAACTACAAACTCTTCTGACTTTGTGCCAGTTCCTAAACAAGAACAAATGGAAATACCGTTCGAGTAGGCGGTCTTGAAAGAATGTAGTCAACTTTGTAGTTAGAATGTAGTCTGCTCAACCCCAGCATTTATGGGCTTTTCTACAATAACTACAAAAACTACATTCTATAAAAAGAAATATATAAAAGATAATAATATGGGATATAAGAGTATATAAGGAAAACTTTAAACTCTTTGGAACGATTGTAGTTGTAGTTTGTAGTTTGGTTTTGTAATGGATTTTATAGGCGGTAATCCGCCAGAAAGGACAATAATTATGAAAATAATGACACAGGATAAAACACGAGTTTTAAATTTCAAAATGACGTATATCAGTTATGTAAGTAAGAACCGTATTTGTGAGGGTGACTTTGGTATTGCGGAATATGCAAGTCCAGAACGCGCGAAAGAAGTGTTGAATGATATGTTTCAAAAGTATGCAGCAGGAGAAAAAGCGTATATCATGCCGGAGGAGTAACCAGTGAACGATAAAGAAGAATTAAAGCAGATATATGACATCTTCACGGACTGCTGGAGGTTATACAAAAAGCTGTATCCTCCGGGCAGACCTGAAGACGATGTATACTGGCAGGGAGTGGTGAAAGAGATAGAAGTATTACGGAAGAATCATCATCATTCCCGGTTGTGTGAGGACCTTCTTTTAGCAGTAGCAAAAGATCTGGAAAACAAAGCCAAAAGAAATAATCCGGTTGCCAGTATAAAAAAGTAATAATATGGGATTATTGCCATTAAAGATCATATCACGATATGGAAAATGGTGCAAACTGTGGTAAACATGTACCACAACTGTGGTCAGGTTTGATGGTAAAATATATATAACAGGTAATATTTCATTGTTGCGGAGGTGATTTTGGTGGTAGTTATTGGTCTTTTGTTATTTGTGATTGTGTGTGAGCTGGCAGCGATTTATGACAGACAGAATGGAGGTAAGTGACATGGGAAGAAAGAAACAGATTTCAGATCAGAGACGTTTATACACGGAAAGAATGAGGTTGCAGAAGGGGGTATTTAGTTCTCTGGCTAATGCGGCTGGACATATCGGAGAGCTTTATGCGGATTTCGTTCAAAGTGATGAGGTACGTAATTCCATGAAAGCTACAGCGGATAAAGCAATTGAATGCATGGATAATATCAAAGAACTTAATGAGCTGGAAGAACAGCTGAAAGCAGAAGAGCAGGAAAGCGAGGATGAGGATTAATGGAGAAAGTAGTAGTTCAGACCGGTGCGAAGACATACCAGATTACTGATCAAGACGGAAATGATCTGGGCGTGTTCAGATTTATTCCTTCAGATGCAGGTATTTTAAAGAGGTATAAAGAGGCAGCAGCGTTTTTTACTGGAATCAATGACAAAATCAAGGACAAAGACTTCGAGGAAATTCTTCCAGATCTGGAAAAGGAAGCCGGGGAGAAGATTGATCTGTTGTTTGGTGCTCCTGTATCAGAGAGCTTCTTCAAGATTACCAGTCCGTTTACAGTCCTGGAAAGCGGAGAGACCTTTGCAGAGCAGATTATCACTGTAATTGGTGGAATCATCGAAAAAGAGCTGGATGCAAGGGAAAAGGCGCAGCAGAAAAGGATAAAAAAGTATACTGACAAATACGCAAAGAAAGAAGTAGCCGAAGCGTAGCTACATAACAGGGCTGTCCTGGTAACGGGATGGTCCTGCGTATATAACGGCATTGGAAACAGGATTCAGTGCCCGAACCTCAAATAGTTTGGAGGCAGATATAACATGGCAGATGGTTCAATTATCATTGATACCAGAATAGATACCGGCGGTGTGTCGAAAGGACTGAATGCTGTAAAGGCTGGAATGACCAGAATATCCGCACAGGTATCGAAGATGGGCGATTCAGCAAAAAGTTCTTTCCAGAGGCAGATAACAGCGATAACGGACCTGTATCAGAACTACGAGAAGCAGGAACGTAAAGTATCAGAGCTAAAATCAAAGCTCGAAGAACTGAGCAAGGTCAGAATCGAGACGGAAGAATATAAAAAGCTCAAAGACGATATAAAAGCTCTGGAAGATGAGTTTGAAAAGGTTGAGACAAAACAGCGTGAATGGCTTGATATGGGCTTTTCAATAGACTCTGCGCCGCTTCAGGAACTTGACAAACAGATGGACGATATCTGGGCGGATATTGGCAGGCTACAGCGAAAACAAAAAGAGATGCAGACGACCGGAAGGGCCTATGCGGATCCTACATCGACAGATACGTATAAAAGCACAGCTGAGAAGTACAATGCGGAATCACAGAAGCTGGAGCACATAAATGGAAGGCTGTACTCTTCATACAATAAACTGAAGAATAAGGTTGAGGAATACCGGCAGAAAAATAGCCGACTTGTGCAGGTAATGCAGAATTTACAGAAAGCTGCTGTCCGTGTAGGTATGGTTGTGAAGAATATGGGTTCCGCATTAAGAAGTGCTGGTTCTGCTATCAAGAGCATGGTTTCAGCGATGAAAAAGGCTGTAGAAAACATGTTTAATCTGAACAAGCAGACGGATCGGTCGAGAATGAGCCTTTCCCGGATGCTGGGAATGTCGTTGTTGTTTTCAGGGGTATCCCGGGCGATAAGCGCTGTCAGTGATGGTGTAAAAAGTGGATTTGAAAATCTGGCACAGTATTCTAACAGTACCAATTCAGCAATATCGTCTTTGATGTCCAGTATGACGAGGCTGAAGAACTCGTTTGCTACAGCATTTGCACCTGTCCTCACGGTGGTAGCTCCGATCATGTCAAGATTTATTGATATGATATCACGTGCAATTACTTATGTGGGAATGTTTGCAGCAGCATTAACCGGACAGGATACTTTTGTAAAAGCCGTTGGAGTGCAGGAAGATTATGCGGCAGGACTGGAAAAGACTTCAAAAAATACAAACCAGGCGGCTAAAAGTACAAAAAAACCAATAAAGAAACAGAAGGATATCTTTCTACTCTTGATGAGATCCAACGGTATACATCAAATAAAAATGATGATTCGGCAGCAGATGGAAATGGCATAGGAGATACCGGAGGGTATACAGCACCTACACCGGCACAGATGTTTAAGAAGGTTCCAGTTGCTAATTCGATCAAAGGAATTGCGGATAAGATTAAGAAATTAATCAAATCGGAAGACTGGGAAGGCCTTGGGAAATATATTGCCAGTGGAATAAATAAGGGGCTTAAAAAAGTCTATGAAGCAATCAGCTGGAAAAAGGTCGGTCCAAAGATAACAAAATTCTGCGATGCTTTTACCCGAACATTTAACAGTCTGGTTGATAATGTAGACTGGAAATTATTAGGAAGGACCGTGGGTGCAGGAATCAATACGGTTGTTAATACCTTGAATCTGTTAATAACCGGAATAGACTGGAAAAATCTGGGAAAGAAATTCGCAGAAGGAATTACCGGACTAGTAAAAGAAGTCAACTGGAATAATCTGGGGCAGCTCATAGCAAACCGGTTTATGATTACCTGGGATATCTTTAATGGAATGGTACATAACCTGCCATTTTTGGAAATCGGAAAAGCGATAGCGGATGGTCTTAATGGAATCTGTTCAAGGATTTCCTTCCGTGAGATAGCGGATACGCTAGCAACTGGCCTGAATGGAGCATTTACCACATTGTACAGCTTTACCCGGCGATTTGACTGGACAGGTCTGGTAAATAACATTGCCGGAGGAATTAATACCTTTATTTCAGAGTTCGACTGGAAGAATAATGGGCGCAAACTGGAAGCTTTCCTAAATAGCTTATGCAGTTCACTGGTTGATATGGCAGAAAAAACAAACTGGGAGGCTTTGGGCCAGGGAATTGGTGAGATGCTGGGACAGATCAACTGGGTGAAGCATCTGAAACAGGTAATAACTGCGATTACCCGGACACTGGGTGGTTTGTTCGATGGTTTGGAGGCAAGCGGAACCGCAGGGAAAATAGCTGCTTTTTTGGGTAAGGCGTTTATCGCGGTAAAGATTGCGGATATAACGGGCATTGGAAGCCTGGTAAAATTCCTTGTTACCACTATTGGAAAGAAGCTGATTACAGAGGAATCAGTACAGGCATTAGCGGGAAATATTTCTAATCTGACCAATGGTGCGCTTGCTGGATCTACATCCGGCATTGCTACATTTGCATCTTCTTTGGGCTCTTTAGTTGGGACTGCCGGTGCAATTACACTGGTCACTGCCGGAACGGTTATGCTTACGAAGAAAATTGCTGAGTTAGTAGAAACTGCACAGGGCGGAAACGGAATTTTAACTCAGACAGGTGGATACTTACATGATTATGCTGGCAAGATGGGCGAAGCTCATGCAATTACGAACAAACAGGTAGAAGAACTGTGGGATTTAGTAGAAGCAGATGAGACTGCCGGTAAGTCAAACAGTGAGATGTATGACAGCATGGTTCAGAAATTGGGTGAATATGGCGTATCGGCTGAGAAAGCAACGCAGATCCTTGAGCAATATGGAGCGCAAGCCGGAGTGTCAAGTGCATTTGTTGAAGAAATGACAGGTAAGGTGCAAGCTCTGGGAAAAGGCTTTTCTGAAAGCTCTTCCACAATAGATACATCTTCAATAACTGTGAAAGAATCAATAAAAGGAATCAGAAGTGTACTATATGATCTCAGTGTATCTTCTAGTGAGTATGCAGGAACATACAGAGGTGTTTTAGAAGTATTTAATAATACAAGCGGATCAGCGGCCAATGCGCAGGATGCTTTTAATATTGTCTATAATGCCCTGAAAGAAGCAGGAGTCCCATTGGATGAGCTGAATAAAAAACTGGCACAGGAGTTTCCTTCCGCAGCTCAGGCGACAAAAAGCAGTGTTGATTCTAGTATTGTTGAGGCTCAGAAGACAGTAAGTAGTTCAACTGGAAAAATGAAAACGGATGCGGAGACTAATCTTGCAGGAGTAAAGAAAGCAGCAGAGGATGCTTCTGGAGGTGTGAATACAACCACAGTGACAAACTGGGGGAATTCGGCATCAGAAGTAAAGAAAAATCTGGATAAAATGAAGCAGACTGCCAATTTAAAGCTTGGCGAGATGCAGAAGACTGTGGAGAGTCATTTTTCAGGTCAGTATAACACAATGACTAAGAAATGGGAAAAAGCTTGTGAGAGAATTGCTCAGTTGATAACTCAGATGGTGCGTAGTACAAAGGATAGTTTAAACGGACTTGCCAGAAATATGAATACGATTGGAAATGAGATGAGCAATAATCTGATTAATGGGATTTCCGGGGCAGTAACAGGAATCGCAGGGATTCTGAATGAAGTAGTTAGTAAGGTTAACAGCACGATCAGCAATGTCAATTCTTCTCTTTCCGGTATTGAGAAGGCATTTACATTTTCTTACGATGTTACAACCCCTGATGGGAAGCGGAGATGGGGTAAATACTCAATGAATTTACCAAGAGTCAATACGCTTCCGTATCTGGCTAAAGGCGCGGTCATTCCACCTCGAAGTGAGTTTCTTGCAGTTCTGGGCGATCAGAAACAAGGCAATAACATCGAGACACCTGAAGCCTTACTCAGAAAGATCGTCCGGGAAGAAACAGCAGGACGACAGACGGGCGGTGGAAGCTACCGATTTACAGCTCAGATCAACCGCAGAACACTGTTTGACGAGATGATGAAAGAAGCGCAGATGAGACGAGACACAAGCGGCAGAAACCCGTTTGAGATGGCATAGAATAATTCCCTGTCATGCAGAAAGTGTGGCAGGGGAAATACAGGGAGGATTCAATGCTTACAAGAGAAGCGACTTATGAAGATTATGGATTTTCAGAAGATGAAGATAAGAGATTGGGTGAATTTTGCAAGAATCTTGAGATGCGTGACAAGATATTGCTGTTGCAGTGTGCAGCGGAGGTGTATCCGAACATTGTTGACGAATTATACTGCTGTATCGTAATTGGAATGAGCTATGACAAGATGAACAAAAAGAAGTTTGTTGCGCTTGATCGTAAAGATTTTTATGCGTACCGGAAGAAAACGTTGGCTGTGTTCCGGGCGGCATTACAGGCATGTAATAGATATCCGTTTTAAAGAGTAAAAGGAATCGCAGTCAGACAAGCATTGACGAACACCCTGAAAATTTCTATGGAAAATGAGCGGATGCACGGTCATGCCTATGCAACTTATACGAACACCATTTACAAGGCGATATTCGGTAAAAATGCAAAGCAGCTCAGGGAAGAATATGGAATGTCTGCAAAGGATAATATCTGGAATCATTTGTCTGAAGAAGAACTTCAGCTCATTCAGTCGAAAGAAATGCTTGTAAATGGACTTATTGGCTGTGGCTGGGAATATGATCAGATTAAAGATTTTCTCACAAAGAATAACATTCTTTCATTGGCAGGATAAGGGAAATGTTGAAATTTGTTGAGATAATTGGTTGTATAGGAGGAACCCGACAAAACCCCACATATCACTCTATATAGGGGAGAACTTACGGAAACCTACGATTTCAGCATATATAGCCGAAAATATTAGCAAATATTAACATCTTCTCGGATCGGCAACCTGTCAAAACCGTCTGTTTCTCTGTGTAGGGAATGCATCTTGGAAAAACGTGGAACCCGATTATATATAGCTGATGAATAGGATGGAAGAAGGTGGAGTTTCAGAGTATATAGCTGATGAATAAGGTTGCAAATAGTGGCATTTCTGCATATATGGCCAAAATCTTCAGTATTATTTAGTGCTTTTACTGCCTAGTAAAACTTAGTATTTTGGCTCATATAGGCGGAGGCGTTCCATGAAAACCTCATATATTTTTCTGTATAGGATTATGGAACCTAACAAAAGCTAACATTTTTGTATGTATAGGTAAAACCTAAAAAACCTTATATTTTTTGGATATAGAGGTGCAGAACTTAACAAAACTTAACATTTATCGGCATATAGATGAAAAAATGTAGGGAATTCGTTGACGCGATAACGCGCGGGTGACTATTCAGAGATTTCGGAGTCCCTAAAAGTCTGGCGCATGATTCCAAAATGAACTTCGAACGAACTTCGAGAAAATGCACTCAGATGTTATCGAACTCCGAGCGAACCCCGAGAAATGACCTTTTAATGAGTCAGTAAACAAAGAGCGAACAGAGAGAACATGAACAATACACGAACAAAACAAAAAGGAGATTTTTATGAATGGATGTAACGAAAATGCAATTGAATTTATGACCAATGGTACCAAAGCAACATTGACATTCTCTCAGGGCCGGTATAAATCTGTAATCCGCAAGCTGGCAGAGAAACATCCTGAGGATTGTCAGATCATTGCGGATAATGAGGATGGAAGTATTTGTGCCCATGTTCCGGTAGCCTGGATCCGGATTTCTCCTCCGAAACAGTATACAGAGGAACAGCGTCAGCAGATGAGGGAAAGGCTAAGCCATAATATATCTGAAAATACAGGAGTATGGGAATAAAACAGAGCAAAAATCAATTGTAATGCAACTAAGGTAAAGTTGTAAGGGTAAAGGAAGAAAAAGGTTAAATGAGCCGATAAAACAGAGAGAAGAGATAATGTCGGTATTGAATAAAATCCTGCTGCCGAACCTACGGTTCAATAAAAGACCTATTATGAGAAATACGGTCATGCGTTATTACTGATTTTTGGGTATTGGTCTGATTGAAGCAGTGAGGAAGCAGTGAAAAGTTATAAAAAGGGGTATCCGCTATTTTGAGGAGCCTTGTTATTGATAATGAAGCCGCAGGAAAGCCGCATGAAGCCGTGAGAAATGGAATTAAAGCGGTGAGGAAGCGGTGAGAACTCGGAGTGTTCGAACAGGTGAGAATATCAGGTTAAATCGTGATTTTCACGAAACGCCAGTTGCTTTTGAACTGTCGATGAACAGTCGATATATTTGATCGAAGCGGCGAGGAACAGGCGAGAAATTAATAAATTGATGGAACAAGATGGTATTTTTGGATATAGCTAAAGAAAGGCGTACAGTATGAATGAACTTGTTTATTTAAAGAATGACGAAGCAGTATGTGACAGCTTGCAGGTAGCTGAGAAGTTTGGAAAAGAACATAAAAATGTTTTGCAGAGTATTGATAATCTCATTGCTGAAAATTCAGCTGTGAAAATAATGTTTAAGATTTCTTCTTACAAATCTGGTAACGGGCAATCATATAGAAAATTTTATATGAATCGTGATGGTTTTTCTCTTTTAGCAATGGGGTTTACTGGGAGAGAAGCCCTCGAATGGAAATTGCAGTATATCCGGGCATTTAATCAGATGGAGAACTTTATCCGTGAGAAATCTACTCAAATGTGGGTTGAAACCCGGAAGGCAGGAAAGCTTACCAGAAAGGCAGAGACGGATACGATTCAGAAACTTGTTGAGTATGCAAAGGGACAGGGCAGCAGCCATGCAGAAATGCTTTACATGACTTATTCCAGACTGGCAAATAAAATGGCAGGAATCAATAAAAGGGACGAAGCTACGGTGATGCAGCTTAATAACCTGTCTTTAATGGAAAATATCATTTTGCATGAGGTTGATCTGGGAATTATGCGAGGGAAACATTATCAGGAAATATATAAAGACTGCAAGGAACGCCTTGAGACGGTGAAAGACTTGGCGTATTTAGAAGCAGTATAGAAAGGAGAAGCAAAATATGAGTGCAGTTGACGACTACATCAAAGAAAACGCAGAAATACATAAATTCGCCGCAGAAGTGGCGAGAATCATCTCAGGAATACCGCAGATGCCGGAGTTCTCATCAGAGGGCATATCCGTAGCTGATGCTAGCAAGCTAATTGGTATTCCAGCAGCATCTATTAGAGCCGGTATCGTATACGGATGGCTTCCGATTGGAGTAGCTATCCAGAACAATAAGCCAGCAAAAAGCCTTTCAGGTAGCCGGATTACGTACATTGTATCACCGCGAAAAGTTTATGAGGTAACAGGACATGTTTGGAGGGGGAAAGAAGCATTAAGAAAGAAAAACAAAGCTGAAGAACATATTGAAGAATGAATAAGGCAGCAGTTTATAGTAAATTGACAAATTCCTGAAGCTGGCATATAATATACTTATCAAGACAGCCAGTAAGGGAAGTCAAGGTTCCCCGTCCTGGCAAATATGTTTAGCTAAGATTTAGCCGCCTATTCTTTACCAGAGAGCAGGGCGGCTATTTCTTATGTGTGTATGTAAGGATAGATACAATTAAGCTGGCTGTTGTCAGGATTATCATAAATATCTCGTAATCGCTCATAAGCATCCCCTCCTGTCAAGGCTCAGGATCAGGGGAACCACAGCCGCTCTACTGGCTGCCTGGATAAATATACTATATTCAGTTTTAGCTTATTGAAATCCCATGTTTTATTGCTTGATCTTTAAGTTTGAGAAAATTTTTTGTTTGAGCATTTTTCATTCTACGATATCCACCGAATGACTTTGGAGCAATTTCAGGAAGCTCATAAAATATATGGTAATATTCAATTTCGTCTAAATCCTTTTGTTTTTCTTTCTGTAATTGTTCAAGATGTTCTAAATAATTCTTTTTTTCTTCTGCAGTACGATCGTCTTTAAAAGGTCGTTGACTGGATTTTATAGCATTTACGCTATTTCCGTTTTTGTCGAAAATAGTATCATCTTTCCCGGTGTAAAAGAAGACAGAAAAATTGTGACCACATCCATCATGAACTTTTCCTGTTTCGCGTATTACATCTGGCAATTTAGGAAAGATTTTGCTTTTTCCTGATATACTGTATACTCGTCCTTGCAATTTATTACATTCCTCACAACAAGCACGATGGGCACTCATAGAAATGTAATCAGTATTATATTTTCCACAATCAAAAAGCAATTTGTCCATCATATCTTTTGCAGAATTATAGAAAGAAAAGGAATTATGGCATACTCTTAATGTTTTTAAATAAGATTGCACAATTGCTTTATATTTTTCTGATTCTTCAAAATGTCCTTCTTTTAGGAGAAGATGTGAATATATTAAAAAATCTTTTTCTTGATATCCATTATCAGCTGCACCCATAAAAAGATGAATCCGCTCCAAGATAGAATTCGATTCTTTAAGGAGTCCTTTTCTACGGAGATTGCCAGCTTTCATGCGCAATACATATTCTAAACTTCCGGTAATACCGTAGCCATGCATAATATCAATGTTTGTAAAAGCAGGTATGGGAATACACCTTAAATCATCCAGATTCTCCAGATCATATTTTACTCCATCTGAAACCAGATATCTGGCATCGTACCAACTTTCCTTATCGGTGGGGTACACTTTGTACATTTCTCCGTTTTTAAAATAGATGGTTTGCGCATCAGGAATATCAATGGATGATGAATTGAAAACATTTTTGATTTTGCTAAAAAGGCTCATATAATCCTCCTAATAAATGGAACAGTAAAATATCAGATGTTGTTTTATTTTTTAACGATAGAAAGACGATAGGTAACGTGATGCTCCTCAGATGGTGGATTCTGGAAAACTTCTTCGTCAATCTCTAAATCTGTAAAGTCATCTGTGTAAATTATTCCGTCAAGTAGCTCCACCCGGATAAAATCAGGCAGATTCATAATATCATCATAGGTATATAAGCGTTTTGCCATGAGAGCACATCCTTTCGTGAATAATAATGATTATGCATTGTCGCGGTCCATTCGCTGATCTACAGCTTTTTTTATATATCCGTTTACGGATTCACCAGCAGCAGTTGCAGCGGCTTTGATTTCCTCGTATTTTTCCTTTTGTACATCAAGAGGAATACGTTTAAGTTTATTTTTGGCATATTCAATATCGTATTTTCTTTTTGCACTGGTTTCACTCATGGTATTAGTTCCTTTCTGGAAAGAGGACATAATAAAATACTTACACTTTCCCTATTATGTACATAGTATAACACAAAAAGTCAACTATGTACATAGTAAAAAATACAGAAAAACTACGTACATATTTATACAAATTGTCAATAGACATATAACTACGTACATAGTATGCTATAATCAGTTCAAGGGAACAGACAACAGCCGGGAGAGCCGAAAGCCCCCAATACTTCAAGCCATATACCTGTGAGAATCGCAATAGGGCATATCAATAGTCAGGAAGATGATTGAAGGGCTGAGGGATCTTGAAAAGCAAAGGAGGACAGTAATATGAAGTACAATCTCAGCAAGATCATGTTGAAAGCATGGAAAGTTTACCGCAAGACAAAGAATATCAGCTTTGCAGAAGCACTTCACAGAGCATGGTTATCTGCAAAGGCAGAAGAAATCAATGCAAAGAGAATCGAAGATGCGAAACATGCAGCAGGAATCACAGAGGAAACCAATACCTTTGCTAAGTGGAAAGAGCTTGGTTATAAGGTAAAGCATGGAGCATCAGCATTATTCGGATGTTCTCTGATCTGGGGAAGCAGAGGAGACGGGGCAACATACAAAGCCAGTTTCTTTGGAAAGTCTCAGGTAAAAGCAATTTAATAAAAAAGCCCTTACCAGAGCGGCAACTCTGATAAAGGCAAAGTAACCCGACATTCAACTAAATTGAGGGGTTGTGCGTATTATAACATACTCATTCCCCTCAGACAACAAAAGAAAGGAACGAAAGTAGGATATCAGTAATGGACGTTCTTGTAATTTTTTTGAGTGGATTTATATCTGCTAAAGTATGTGATTATGTACACGAATTAGAACGAGAGGAGAATGAAGCATGAGTAAAGAAAAAACATTAAGAACATTAGAAGAAACAGAAGTGATGCAGACCGCAGGGATTCCGTCACAGGAGACAGAAGGAGCAAACGTAGTTCTTGCAACAGAGATTATTGCAGACCTTAAGAAACAGTTAGAGGAAGCAAAGGAAGAAGCTAATAATCTGGAAAAAGACTGGGAGTTTTGTTCACAGCAGAGACTGATTCTTGCAATGCAGACAGACATTATCGATTTTACGCTGAAAATCTTTGATTATAAATGCCTCAGCATGGCTTTAAGCTATTTAAAGGCAGTATACAATCAGCAGCCGCCGGAAGAAGAGGAAGAACAGGAGGGCGAAGAGTGATGAAAAAATGTACATTAACACAGGTCCCTTGCAGAGAAGCAATCATGGAAGTGGTTCAGAGGAACAAAGACAGAAGATCATTACAGCACACCTATGAGCTGGCAGAACTCTTTCAAGTGGCTTGTTCCAGTAATGAAGCATTTATGGAATTATCAGAGGAAGATCAGGAACGTTTCTGGCTGATTACAGATGCTTTAATGATGAATGATCTGGAAGACCTTAAGCGAGTACATAACCTTGCAAATTATTTGATGGTAAAGCGAATTAAGGATAGCGCAAAAGTGGCGGAGGCGTAACATGGACTATAAGAAAGAGATTATTGAAATGATACAGAAAATCAATAGCGAAACAATGATGAAATTTATTTATGGATGCGTAAAAAGGGCGTACAAAGAAGAATGCAGCGAGGAATAATATGGACTACAAAAAGAAAATCATAGAGCTGTTAGAGAAAGCGGATCATGACCAAACATATACAATTTTCAGATTTGTTTGTAGCTTTCTGGGAATTAAATAAGGCAACCAAGGGCGGCGGACTGCTGCCCTATTGCTGATAGAAAGGAGAGGTGTCCTATGGCAGCAGTGAGAAGAGATAGCAGAGGAATTGTCTTGGAAAAAGGTGAAAGTCAGGATAAAAGTGGTAAATACCGTTACAGATATTATGATGATATGCAGCAGGCGCATGATATATATTCATGGAGACTTCGACCGGAAGACCCGATGCCGGAAGGGAAAAGGCCCGGATTAAGTTTGAGGGAAATGAAAAAAAGTATTCAGAAGGATCTGATGGATGATTTAAAAGCCTGGCAGGGAAATGTAACTATAAATAGGCTTATTGATGAATATATAAAGGAGCAGGAACCATACTGGGAGCCGTCAACGTTAAATAATGTAAAATGTGCTTATAAAGTTCATATAAAAAGTAGCATAGGGAAAAAGAAAGTTAACAAGGTAACGGCAGATACAGTAGACCGATTTTATAGTGATGCATTGAATAACAGAGAACGGCCGATTCAGATCGGAACATTGGAACTGATAAATAAAGTATTAAACGCAGCATTTACATTAGCAGTTAAACGTAATCTTATCAGAAACAATCCTGCTGCGGGATGCATAGGAAACATAAAGCGAAAGAATGGAATTTTACAGAGAAAAAAGCATTCTCTGGAGGCACAGCAACAGGCAGACCTTTTGGAATTCATTAAAACAACACCTAAATTTGATTGCTATTACCCATTTTTTTATGTTCTTGCATGGACTGGTTGCAGAATTGGGGAGTTATTAGGTCTGACTTGGTATGATCTGGATTTTTCACGAGAGATAATCAGTATTAACCATAAAATTACATATATTAAGAAAGACGGACATTATCAGTTTATTATTGGACGTCCTAAAACAATTAGCGGAAACCGCGAAATTCCAATGCTGGGAGATGTAAAAGAGGTTCTAACGGAATTAAAACAGGAGTCCGGGTGGTCAAAGATTTCCATGATCGGAAAACCAGAATTAACTGTAAAAGACACTAGGCCGTTCATTTTTACAAACAGTAAAGGAAATTTAATTGCTCAGGTTACTATGGAGCATGTGCTTCAGCGGATCATTAAAGAATACAATAAACAAAACACAGAAACTATTCAAAATGTAACACCGCATACTTTCCGGCATTCTTTCTGTTGCTGGCTTTGTGCAAATGTTACAGGTGAAAATAGTATGGATGATGTAAAGTATATCCAATCTATTATGGGGCACGGGGATGCCAGCACAACGCTGAATATTTACTCTGAATTAAGAAAAGATAATGCGAGAGATAAGCATGCTGCATTGAAGATTAAATCCCGGAAAGCATAAAAAATGCCGAATACACAACAGAATATGCTATAATGTAAAAACGTCTTGTAGAAATACAGGGCGTTTTCTTTGAAAATATACCCCGTTTTTTACCCTAAATTCTGGCTCATACCCTTATTTTTACCCCGATGCGGATAACACGTGATAAACACAGATGGAGCGAAAAGCCTTGTAAAATGGGCGTTTCCGTGAAATAATGACATGTGACGGAGGCAGACAAAATTACCGTTTGATTTTTAAGAGCAAAGTTGTTATTATATACGGGATAGAAAAGGGAGATAATGATGAAATTAAGAAAGCATATGATTTCCAGGGTGCTGCCCGACAGTATTGCCGAGGAGCTGGGGCTGGAGCCG